TTGACCTATGGAGAGTGCTATTGGGGCCATCCTCCATGTGATTGTAAGGACTGTAATGGTCATATGATGTGTGGTCGTTGTGAGGGGATAGTAGAATGAGTGAAAAAAGAAAAATAAGATGTGATAGATGTAGTGGTAATGGTGTAACTGTAGACCATGTAGAGTCTGATGGTGGCGGATTTACTATGAATGAATGGAATGAAATGGATGATGATTTTAGAGAGGGTTATATGTCTGGTCGCTACGATAAGCGTTGTTCAACATGTAATGGTAGTGGAAAGATTACTATAGAAGTTAGAACTGAATGTTATTGTGGAAAAGAATTAACACAACAGGCTATGGATAATAACTACTTTTATTGTTCTAGTAGATGTTACAATTTAGATTATCATTGTGGTTGTGGCCGAAATGGTTGTGCGTGGTGTATGTGATGAGGAAAAGAATTAAAGCATGGTTAGATGTGAATGATGACGGTAAGTTATCAATAGAAGATGTAACAGAATCAAATGCCTTCGGGCATGAATGGATGCTACTAGCAGGATTAACAATTGCTGTAGGTAGTATAGGAAATGTAATGGGCTATTGGTCCATTGATAGTGACTTCTTCTGGTTTTGTGCAGCAGTTGCAGCAATATCAGAATATGTAGATGACTTAAGAAAAAGGAAGAGATGAAATGAAAATGAATGATTATCAAAAGAGAGCAAGAAAGACAGCGATATATCCTGAGAATCACAAGATTACTTATCCAGCAATTGGATTAGCAGGTGAAGCCGGAGAGGTTTGTAATAAACTAAAGAAGCGGCTTCGTGGTGATAAGATAGAAATGTGGAGAACTAGGGATGACCTAGAGAAAGAACTTGGTGATGTATTATGGTATGTAGCAAACCTAGCATCAGACTTAGGATTACACCTAGACGATATTGCTACAAAGAACATAGACAAACTCCGTGATAGAGAACGGAGAGATGTATTACAAGGAGATGGTGATGATAGATGAAGCAACCCGGAGAATGGAATAAGGATATTGAATGTTCGGTGAATTGGTTGTTAAAATATGCATATGGCCCTCTCAAGTATCCTGACTACCAGAACGAAGGAAAAGAAGAGTTCATAAAAGAATATTTACTTAAGAAAGAAGAAGACAATTATAACCCAGAAATGAGGATTACTCCTGAGTCCGCAGAAAGGAGATATAACTATCTTAAGCGATGCAATATAGTGCAGTTGCTCTATAGTCTAGATACCTTACCAATGAAATTTAGCGAATCACTAAATGAGACAGAATACTGTCCACTTTGTTATTCAACTATTAATAAGGAGGAAGAAGAATGAAGTATGGAGCAACAGGACAAGGAGATAGAAAGGACGCTCAATTCCTAAGACGACAAGAGAATGATAGAAAGTCTAGGGAAATGGTTGCTAAGAAAATACATAAGACTCGCATTTGCAAATGTTGCAAAGGTGAACATAAGAAGGTGGAAACATGAAGTGGAGAACAATGACTATGGAAGAAAGCAGACAGACCAAACTCACAGAGTTTGGATTTATATTCACAGGAAGTGAAACAAATGAGTAATGAAAAAATAGAAAATGAGATTGCTAGTGCCGCAAGGTTACTAGATATGGAAATAGAAGAAGTGAAGAACAAGTATGATAGTATTTGTGAGCAACATGAACTCACAGGTGCTGACGATTGGAAGTTGGCTCTAAGCCTTTTCCGTCAATGGTTTAGTGGGACTAAGGCTTATGCTGATGCTCCTGCACAGGAGAGCAGTAAGACTAGTTCTCTGATTAAGACCGCAAACGGGTTCTTTGTATCTGTTGATGCTGCTAGAGATTTGGCAGCAATGCAGAATGATAGAATAAAGAATGAATATATGAGAGACCCCGACACAACCTACTCAATAGGTAGGGTAGCAAGGGCAGTATTGAACAATGATGGGCAATATGAAGTTTCTCGTATGTAAGAAGGAGAAGAGCAGACAAGGGTGGCTAAAGAACTTCCCAAGAACAACTTTGAGATTGAAAGTGGTGAATGGATTGTGCCATTGGATAACATGCCTGCTTATGCATCTGGGCCTAATGCTAACTACGGTAAGCCTTTGCCTGCTGAACAATACAGGATGGCTGGAGTCTTCATTGGTAAGGTTGAGGAAGATATGGGGGTGTATTACTTTTCCTACAAAGGAGAGGCAAGCAGGTCTTTTAACCCGAAGACTTTCACTAGTGTAACAATGCAAGTGATTAGAGACCAAAACACGCCTGACCGTTTGTATGGTTTCAAAGAGGGAACCCTTGATAGTTTGGAATTAACTGAGGAACAACCAGAAGTTTCGGCGTTTCACGCTGAATTGGAAAGGTGTGCCGATAACTGTAGCGAATTGATTGACCTAAACAGGTATCACTCAACCGTTGCTGGTAAGCCTTATGCAGAAAGGTTTGTTGTAACAGATGGTTCGGTGTCTAGTGTAAACATGACTCCGAATTCCTATGGGACAAGAAGGGTAACTATTACAGACCTAAACTCTGACTTCGATTATGAAGGCGGTTCATGGGCAGGGACTACTTGTTGGTTCCCAAGCCATATTGATATTGACTTCGGAATTGGTTCTAGTATTATCGTTGTGGGTAGAACCTCACAAGGTAGGAACGAAGACGGTTCTGTTGGTGATGTAACACTAAATGTTAGCGGTGTTCTTGTAGTAGAGAACCGAGGACAGATAGTTGAGCCTTTCCAGGTTGAAGAAGAAGACCTTGATTGGTTTTGAATACTCCACGATGGTATCTGTCGCATTGGGTGCTTAGTAGGAAGCATGGAGATAAACCTACCAAGCGGGGTGAGAAGCCCCCAAAGGTGATAATATGTATACAATAGAAAAAGGACTATTACATGGCGTTAGTTTTGCAGTTCCACTAATTGATGTGGAATTCTTATCTTGGCGCAGAAATGAAGAAACGGGGGACTATTGGGTTAAATTCCATGTCCCTTCGGGTAAAGAAATTAGAATAAAGATAGATGAAAACGAACTGAGAGAAATAGTAGATACTTGGTATGGTTGGAAATCTGGTGCGGGATACCGCGAAATGAAATTAACAATAGGTGAAGAATATGAATTGGACAACTGAGAAAAGCGGAAACGCAATAACAAAAGAACAACTTGAGAAGACCGAAGCAATTGACTTTGGTAAGGAACAAGAAGAATGGAATAAACAATACGCAAAGAAATTCCTAAAGAAGCAAGAGAATGATACTAGAACATTAGTATTAGGTATTTGGGGAGACCCCAAAACAGGAAAGACAGGTCTAGCCTTAGACTTTCCTGATAGGCCAATTTATGTTCTTGATTGGGATAGGGGTGTTGAATCCACTTGGAGAGAGCATCACGATTCTACAGATAGAATACAAATCCATTGTCCTATTCATAGAGACAAAAGGAACATAATAGATATTAATAAGTCTGAAAAGGAATCATTAATGTTCGTGAACTTTGTTCGCCAACAGATTCAAGAAGGCGAAAAACCTATCTTTGTATTTGATGGAGTAGATACTTGGCATGAGTCTTGTTTACTAAAGGTCAATCCTGACCCAACAAAGGTAGCAAAGTTAATGCCCTGGCAATACGGTGAAAGAAACAAGACTTTCTTCTTTTTAATGGAATCAATTTACTCTTTGGATTGTGATGTAATTTATATTACACACAAGTCAGAAGACTATTTGAATGGTCAAGTTGTAGGCTATTCTCCAGTTTGGAAGAATTGGGGAGGCAAACTTGAACAAGAGATTAGGTGTGACCGAAAGGAAGTTAAAGGAGAAGTTAAGTATACGGCTAAATTAATAGGTAGCCGAACCAATGGTAATCTTGTTGGAACAACATGGACTGTTCGTGAAGGCAGACCACCTAATGTAATTTGGAATGGTATTCCTGAATTGCGTGAGGGAGATATATGATGGAAATAGTAATCAATAGAAAAGAACTACATAGAGCAATTGAAGATGTATTATTGAAAGGCAGATATAGGGGAGCATCTAAATCTAAGATTGGTTCAATAGATAGCAATGTGGCTTGTCTGATTAAAAATCGTAAGATTGTATTGGCCAATGCCAATCATACTATTGCTGCTTTAGTATCTGTTAATTGTGAAACTGGAATAGAGTCCATTAAAGATAGTGAGTGGGCATTCTTTGATGCTGAAAAAGCAATCAAGTATCTAAAGTCAATGAAGGATGATGCTGTCACATTAAAGGTGGATAGTTCCTCATTGAATATTGTTGGTTCTAGTAGTGTGAAGATGCCTCTTAGCGTAGAGCATTCTGGAATAAAGGGAATAGCCAAGTTGCTAACCTCTTCCTTGAAAGAAGAGCAGGCAAAGTTTGGCTCAACTACCTTTGATACAATACTAACACTTACTGATGGAGAAGACTTTTCTAGGGCAATTAAAGAATGTGCAGTTGTTGGAACTGCTGCATATAACTTGACATATGATGGGAGTGAGACATTAACCTTAACCTCTTCAAACTTTCAAGAGACTGAACATTATTCCTCAACAATGGAATTAGCGGGACATAAAGGAGACCCTGTTACAATAGAGTTTTCTGCTCCATTGGACAAGTTTTGTAAGGGACCAATGTATATCTGTTTGAAAGAGGCATCTCCTATTCTTATGATTGGTGCAGATAGAAAGTTAATTGTTGCACCATATATTAGGGGAGGATAAAATGATAATAACAGCCGTAGACAAAAGCAATATGTTCCTAACTAGATGGAGAGATAAATATGGAAATAGAGTGGAGAATCAAATACCATACTCTAATTTTCAGCCTTATTTCTATATTCTAGCCTCAGAACAAGAAAAGCCTTTTGTGATGATTTCTGAATACGGCCAGAAATTTAGGGTGGATTTATCTTATGATGTGGATGGGGCCGTATCTCTTGATGGTAGTCTTTTGAAGAAGGTGACTTGGACTCCATCTAAACCTGGCTATACTAGAACATTAAGAAATGAATGGGATGAAACCTTTGAGGCTGATGTTCCATTTCATTATCGTTATGCTATAGATGAGGTAGACACAATTCCCGAATATGATTTGTGTAAATACTATTGGGACTTAGAGTGGCAACAAGGCGGGGAACATGATGGAGCAATCACATGTGTATCTTTTTACTGTTCGTATAATGAAACCTACCATGTTCTTTATTGGCTTCCAGAACGCCAAGATATTAAAACTATAAACCACACTAATAGAACTGTTCTTGTGGATTTTGATACTGAAAAGGAAATGTTGGATTTCTTTATAGCGGCGATTAATAGAGATGACCCTGATATGTTAATTTCATGGTTTGGTTCTACTTTCGATTTACCTAAACTAATTGAGAGGTTTCATGTTAATGGGATTGACCCAAGAAAAATTTCTCCTTGTGCAGATGTTAAAGGGGTATATTTTAATGATGGAATTAAATTATCAAAAGCCGCCGAGGGATATTCCCCAATTGACCAGCCAATTAGAGGAAGGATTTGTTTGAATCTAGACCTTGCTTTTGAGCGACAATGGAATGATGCCCAAAAAGGTACGCTTCCATCAATGGCTTTAGACTATGTTGCCGAGACTGTATTGGGAGAAAAGAAACTAGTTAGTGAAAAGTTTCCTGATAAGAATGAGTTCTTTGCAAAGGCTTGGTTAGAAGACACAGAAACATATTTAGAATATGCTTTGAAAGATGTAGAATTGATAGTAAAATTGGATGCAGAAAATTATACTTCTGAGGCACTCTTAGCACTACAACGATTATTGATAGCACCCTTTGATGCTTGCTTCTATGCTAGTAATATGGGTAGCATATACTTCATGCGTAAGGCAACATGGAAAGCCCCAACGGGAGAGAAAGGTGAGCGTAAGGAGTATCAGGGCGCAATGATTTATGACCCAACTGAAGAAGGAACTCATGGATTACATCTTGGTGTTGCGGCTTTTGATTTCGCCTCACTGTATCCATCAATGATGATTGCACGGAATATTTCATGGGAAACTAAATCAGATGAACCAACCGAATTTGCAGTTAATATTCTAACTCCAAGAGATTTTAGTGAAGTAGTCGAAGAAGACTATAGATATTACACAACAGATAGGTTAGGTTTGTTGCCAAAAGCAGTATTGGAATTGAAAGAACTTCGTGATGAATATAAAGAGAACATGAAAAATGCAAAAACTGAATCTGAAAAGATGAAGTGGTATACTAATCAAATGGCGGTCAAGAGATTGATGGCTTCTTTTTATGGTATCACAGCGTATCAAGGATTTGGTTGGGCTGATATTGACTTAGCCGCATCAATAACAGCGAGTTCTAGAGAAGCAATTAGATGTGCGGCATTCAAGGTGATGGAACTATGAAGAACAGAAGAATATGTAGATGGTGCGGTGCAGTAAATCCCTATGGATTTGATAGGCGATATAAGTGTGGGGCTTGTAAATGAAAAATAAGTGTATGCAAACAGGTGCTATTATCATGGTTAAGAGTTGCACGAAAGGACTACCATTAGATATGGGGGAAGAAGAATGAATGGAGAAGATTTAGATAAGTGGTCAGAACGCCATGTTGGTAGTTTGGCCTTAACAAGAACTATAGTAGGATTCCTTAATTTATTGTTAGGTGTCATTGTGATAGCAAAGTTATTTGGGTGGATATAATGTGGTTGTTAGCATTACTTAAGAAATGGTATTGGGATATTTGGTTTCCTAAAAAAGAAGAAGTAGAAGTAACCATGTATTTGAGTGAAGAGCAAATAGCATTCAATAAAAGACTAGCAAAGTTACAGGGGGAAGAAGAATGAAGAAGAATAAATTTTGTGAAT